AAAAAGAAAGGGGGCCGAAGCCCCCGATCATGAGCGGTTCTAGTTGATACCGACTCGTGCAGCAAGCTGCGGTCTGATTGCCTTATAGCCGTACAGAACGTCGATTCTGCAAGGCATGGTGTCAGAGCTGATTGCGTAGTCGCGCACGATTCTCATAGAGATACCGTCCGATACTTCACGCGCAGCAAAGTCAACACCGTTTGGCAAGATAAGGTCAGCAGTTGCAAAGGCAAATGCGTTCTTGCTAAAGGCTAAAGTTTCCTGCCAGTCTGCACTGGCACCGCCGCCAATCTTAGAGATCGCAGCATTGTCAGCAGGAACTGCGCTAACATTTTGACGACCGCCAGTTGCGGTGATTTCAGGCGAGATAGCCAGGGTGGTTGCTGAGGTGCCAGAGTCTGCTGTGACAACAAACTGCTGAAGTACGCCAGTGTTGGCCTTAGTTTCAGGGTGTACCCGGTTAACGCCAGCGATGGTGATAACGTCACCTTTGAGGAACGTTGTTGTGCCGCCATCTACCGTCAAGCTAGAGCCAGACTGTGACGCGCCGTTTACCAAGTAGCCAGTGGTTGCCGCAGCAGTACCCGTGGTATGAACAGGCATGAGAGTGTTCTCATAGTGCTCAAAGCCAGCGATCTTGCCTAACTGCCCGTCCTTGTACTGCTTGCTAATACTTGAAGAGTCTTGGAATAAACCCTTGGTATCGGCCAGCATGTCTACAACAGACTGCGGGTTGTGCAGGTACGAGCGATCACCGTAAGGCGCAAGGCTGTCCGTCAGTAACTTCTGTGCTTGGGTGATGTTCCCAAAGCTGTTAGCCGCACCAACGCCGCTATAGAAGTTATAAACGTCCTTGTACATGCTCAAAGCATCAGATTCGATGTTGGAAGCAAGCACAGACATTGCAGGCTCAAGGTAACGATCTTTGAACTCGTCGATGTGCATCGTCAACTCTTCAGATGAGAACGTGAAGTCCACACCTTTCTGAGTGTCTACCGTTAAGGTAGTTGATGATTCTGCAACATCTTGAGATGAAAGAGTCGCGCCACTGCGAACAGTGAACTCGTTTGGCAAGCGGATCTTGAGATCGTTACCAATTTTTGCGCCAGATTTTGCATACTGGTCGTCGTACTGTGTGTTGATGTTACCCACGAAATTCAATTTCTGATGAAGAATAGCGAGGGCTTCTTTAGTGATGACGCTGGGCGTCAGTAAAGCATTAGCCATGATAAGCCTCTATTTTATTTTCTGTAGCCCCTGTACCTTGCGTACTCGGCTGGGGTCATCTTGTCCGGGTCTTTCTCAACCTTTCCATTCGACCTAACCGGCTTGGCGGGGGAGGGGGCGCTTGATGTTGTGACAGTCCTCGAAGGGGACAAAGCTTGAGCTAGACGCCCAAGTTCCATCATCGCCATACCCGGAGCCATTGAATTAATTGCATTGGCTTTTTGTGGGTTTGACGCGAGATGGTAAGCCAAGGCTGGGCCATTCTCAGACAAGATAATTGCCTGCTGCATAGCCTCGCCTTGAACAAAGCTTGGCGCACTAACCTTTGCCATAAAATCTGGCTGGTCAGACGCAAAAGCCTGCGAGCGTGTCTTGAAGGCATCAACCGTTGCTTGGTTAGCCTGTTGTCGAAGGTGTTCGACTTGAAGCTTTTCCTGCTGGGTCATTGCCTGCTGAACCGTTCGCTGGTTCAAGGCTGCGTTGTATTGCACCACCGCGTGCTGATAAGCATTTTGGTCGTAATCGTAGTCTGCCAAATCTGGAAAGCTGTCCAGTTGTGGAAGATTTTGATTCATCCGCTGTTCTAGCAGATTGGCGCGTTGCTCCGCTTCCTGTGCTCTGTGTTCCGCTTCTCGTACTTGCCGAGTTTTTTGGTTGATCCGCTCTTGAAAGGAGTTGCGCCTTTTTTGCACATCTTCTTCAGATTCGACGGGATCAGCGTCGGATGGCTCCTTTGCCTCAACGGCATCAGAGGTTTCGCCCGAAGGCTCTTGAATCTCTTCTACGGCAGATTCATTTTCCGCAGACACCGAAGTGTCCTCAGCTATCGCTGCATCAGTCATGAGTTCGTCTCCACGAATTGTGCCCCACCATAAAAAAACCGCCCGGAGGCGGCTTTATACAGGGCGGTGGGTTTGCCCTAGTAACAGTGAGTCGGCACTGTTAAACCGAAGGATCTTCTTGATAAAGCTCTTGGGGGTCTTGGCCTGTTTCTTTAGCCAGCATTGCAGCGGCAACAGGTATTGCTATGCCATATTTCTTTGCGATAGAAATTAAACGCTC